GATACGTCCTAACACACGTGTATATAAGATGTGTAGTGATGTAATACCTATATCTGGATTCCTAAAAGAAGTTGCTGCAGCTAAAGCTAAAGCAAACCCACCACCACCTAAGAAATGGTGGCAAAAACTTAACCCCCTAAGCAAATGATCGTATTAATTAAACCCGTCCTATTCGCCTTTATTAAATCAACAGCAGTAAAACAACTGATAATTGATCTACTAGAAGGCTTAGTCTCATCCACTGAAAATACCTTAGATGACCAAGCTGTCGCTATGGTGAAGCAAGCACTATTCCCTGGAGAAAAATGACTAAAAAGAACATAGCTAAGAAACCCAAAAAGCGTACAGGCGTATATGCCAGACCTGATGCTGAGAAAAAGCATTACACAGAAGATTACAAAACTGAATTCCCTTATGTTAATCTAGCTAAAGAATTTAAGAAAGGTTACACAAACACATGAAGAAAGCCGCTGAAGAGAAGTTTAATGAACTTCATAACCTAGTCACTGAAGACTTCCTTAAACGAGTCCGAAGCGGCGAGGCTACCACACAAGATTTAAAAGCAGCCTGTGATTGGCTGAAGACAAATGACATCACTGGTGTAGCTTATGAAGGCAGTGCCTTAGATAAATTAGCTAGTGTAATACCTAAAGTAGACCCTGAACTTGTAACAAGGAGGATGTATGGCTCCAAAGCTAAGTATTAATCCAGGCAGAACCGCTAGGTTCTACCGGACTCATAAGAAATCCAGGCTTAAGCATCGTAGAGACGAGTTAAAGCGTGGTAAAACACCAGCTAAAAGAGCTTACAGACGTGAGTTACTTAAGATAAGACGTACACGAAAGATTGGTGCGCAAATGGATCTATCACATAAAGGTGGTAAACTAGTTGCTGAGTCACGGAAAACTAACCGTGGCAGAGGCGGAGCTAAGAGGAAGTAACTATGGCATGGTCCCTTAATGAACAAATATCTGAAGAAAAACGTCAACAAGAAAAAGACGAAACTTTAAGAATTACTAAAAAAGCTTGGGAGGATACGACCGAGTTTATTGGTAATAAATATCAAGAATGGGTCTCCCCTGAAATCAGAGAAGGTGTCCGAAGTACTGCAGAGACAGCAGCGCCTATCGTAGCTGATGCATGGGAAGGAGCTCGTACTGTACAGGATTGGCGAGATCCGGGAGATGTCATAGCTGCTGGTACTGCTCGTGGTTTAGAAGGTGTATATAAAGCGTACGATTTAGCTGTAGAAGCTTTAGCAAAAGAAACTGGTATTTATAGACCTTGGTTAGATGTAGCAGATGCTGCTATACCTTTGACTCCTACTTTTATAAAAGGTGGAGTAAAGGTAGCTAAAACTGGAGTTAATCTTACAAAAGCTGGGATAAAAAGTACTGTTAAAAGTGTAGATCCTTTAGGTTTAGTTAGAGCTAGCGTAACCTCCGCAGTTGCAGAACTTCCAGAAGATATAAACACTGCTTTTAATTTAGCTAAAACGTATATAAATAAACCACCTGGTGGTGGTGGATTAAGTCCGGCACTTGCTGGTGGTGGCTCATTTGATAATGCAGTTAATCTAGCAAAACGTGAATTTCAACCTAATACAGTCTTTCAATCTAGAAAAGAAAGTATAGAATTCCTCGGTGGTGTATCGCAAAAAGCTAAAAATATTTATGAGAAATTAGGTATACCGATGAAAGTTGGTGGTAGACGGATGAAAAAAGCTGCCACACATCATAGAGCAGGTGTACAAGACATAGCTAAACCAGCAATAGAACATCCAGATGGTGAATGGATGATTAAAGAAATTAGAAAAACTTATCCAGTAGGAGATGATATTGACAATTATACGACTGTACTGGATATCAATACTAGAGGTACAAGAGCAGCTAAAGTACAAGAAGCTGTAACTATGTATCCTGATGTACCTAGAAAAAGTATAGATGATGCTCTTGGTGCTAGTGACTTTAGACCGCCAGAATTAACTCGTGTAGAACGAAGTCAATTTGAAAAATTAAGATCTCAAACAGATATTACAGTAGATGAGTTTTTTGAAAGTTTAGAACGTACAGGTAGGTATCCAACTATTGATTTATTTAATCCAGATGGTACTAAAACTACATGGAAACCTAAAACTTTTAAAGAATGGGACAATAGATGGAATAAAATAAATGAGCAGTATGGCTCAAATATAGATCCTAAAAAAATTAGTGCTATAAAAGTTGATCCAAATCTAGATATGTACTCTGGTGCTCATAAACATATCCATAATGAAATCCGTAATTACCCAGCGAAACAAAGATTAGATGAGCTTAGAAAATCAGGTAAATGGACAGGTTTACCTAAAGAAGAAGCTAAAGAAATACTAGAAGCTGTAGTAAAAGAGCAGCATCAAGCTGCAATAAATATGGCTAAATGGCAATACTCTCAAATAGAAGAGTATTATAAAATGTTTCCTCTTTATCGAGATAAAAAACTTGTAGCTAAAAACTTAAGTGATTTATCTATCGAAGATCAAGTAGCATATTTTAAAGATAATATTAATAAAATTGGTTCTAAAGGACGAGATTGGCCAGATCAAGATTTTCTACTGAGAGATGGTGAAACAAACGAAGTATTACGAGAAATGTTTGGATTACAAGATACTAGAAAATATAAATGGTCTGACGATATACAACGACATATTAATCGATCACAAGAATTAGGACATGTAGATGCACGTTGGCGTGATACAAATACTCAATTTACTTGGAATAATAAACTTGAAGAAGGTTATATTGATATAATTAAAGATGTTGCTGGTGATGATGATTTCTTCTCATTGAAAAAACAATTCTTTGCCAAAATCAAAACATTACCGAAAGGTACTAAATGGATTCTTCATGCAGATACTCCACAAAAATACCAAATCTATAAACGTATGTTCCGTGATGATCCTAATATCGCAAGGCAGTTTGATACAAAATTACTTGAAATAAAAGGTATCGATAGGTTTGAATTAATTATACCATGACTAACATTGTAACCGCCCTACAAGACGACTTCAAACTGTTCCTACAAGCTCTGTGGGAGCAGTTAGAGCTACCCTCGCCTACTAGGGCTCAATATGCTATTGCAGATTACCTTCAAAATGGTCCCAAACGGCTTCAGATCCAAGCCTTCCGAGGTGTTGGTAAGTCTTGGATTACTGGTGCTTTTGTTTTATGGACACTATTTAAAGATCCGGAAAGAAAAATAATGATTATATCAGCCTCCAAAGAGAGAGCTGATAACATGTCAATTTTCCTACAGAAACTAATTATTGAAACTCCATGGCTCAATCATCTACAACCCAAATCGGAAGACTCTCGCTGGAGTCGCATCAGCTTCGACGTAAACTGTTCACCACACCAAGCCCCAAGCGTAAAGTCGGTGGGCATAACTGGTCAGTTAACCGGAAGTCGCGCAGATTTGATAGTACTGGACGATATAGAGGTTCCTGGAAACTCCATGACGGAGTTCATGCGTGAAAAATTACTTCAACTTTGTACGGAAGCCGAGTCTATCCTTACCCCCCAAAGTGATAGCCGTATTATGTATCTCGGGACTCCTCAGACTACTTTTACTATTTATCGTAAGTTGGCAGAGCGTTCATATCGTCCCTTCGTTTGGCCAGCCCGATACCCTAGAAAAAGTAAGCTATCCAAGTATGACGGACTCTTAGCTCCACAGATCCAGGAAGACCTCGATCATGGTGCTAAAGAATGGGATTGCACAGATCCCGATAGATTTGACAACGAAGACCTACTTGAGAGGGAAGCCTCTATGGGTAGGTCTAATTATCTATTACAATTCCAGCTGGATACCAGCTTAAGTGATGCTGCTAAATTTCCTCTTAAAATGTCTGATCTGGTTGTCACTAGCGTCAACCCTGACACTGCTCCCGACAACTGCATATGGTGCTCCGACCCCTCTAATGTCATTAAAGATCTTCCAACCGTTGGTCTCCCTGGGGACTACTTTTACTCTCCGATGCAGTTACAAGGAGAATGGACACCTTACACAGAGACAATTTGTAGTATCGATCCCTCCGGAAGAGGAACAGATGAAACAGCAGCTTGCTACCTCTCCCAAAAGAATGGCTTCTTATATCTCCACGAGATGCGAGCCTACAGAGATGGATACTCAGACAACACCCTCTTGGATATACTTCGAGGATGCAAAAAATATAACGTTACCAAACTTGTCATCGAAACAAACTTCGGAGATGGAATAGTTTGTGAGTTATTCCGCAAACATCTTATACAGACCAAACAATCTATAGCCGTAGAAGAGGTTAGAGCTAATGTCAGAAAGGAAGATAGAATCATTGATTCGTTGGAGCCTGTTCTTAATCAACATCGTCTTATATGTGATAGGTCGGTCATTGATTGGGATTATAAATCTAATCCAGATGGAGCTCCAGAAGAGCGCCTTCTCTATATGCTGTTCTATCAGATGTCCCGTATGTGTAGAGAAAAAGGTGCTGTTAAACATGATGACAGACTCGACTGCTTAGCTCAAGGTGTCAAATACTATACTGACTCGCTTTCTATTTCTGCAAATGAAGCAATTAAAGCACGTAAGAGAGACGAATGGAACTCTATGCTTGAAGACTTTATTGATAATCCACAGAGTAGCGCTAATCATTTGGTCTTCGGAATGAATAAAGACCAAAGAGATTTAGCTAGAGGTAAAGATTCTGGAAAGTCAGCCCCCACCTGGGTTTGAACGGTAACGGGTGTATACAGGGAAAGGAAGGGTGGACCTTTCCCCCAAAGGAGGAAGATGCTCTACTTCGTAGACCACTTCCTCTCTTAATCTTATATTACTTATATCCCCAATTCCACCACAGGATTCAACGAATCTTTGGATATACTTAATATACCTATTATACTTACTATGACTGCCCCACCACAGCACAAACAACGTTACTATTATATATTCTGGAGCATAGCTACCTTTGCAGTAGTGTGTGGACAGATATATGTAGCATCTTCGTACAAATTGTTAGCAGAAGCTCTTAGAATGAGTTTGTTATGAACAATTGCTTTGGATATTTTATGATATTGGTGTTTATATTTGGAATGGTGACTGTAATTATGGATATGATCTACATATATCATTATTTCATTGAATAAACTGTTAAAACTACAAAGCAAAGCCGAGAAGTGTGTCTCTAGGAAAAAGGCTAAGAAGATCCTTAAAAAATCACATAAATTTGAGAAGTCGAATAGCGTATGGGGTGGCGGAAAAATCCCCCCGTAGGGGGTACCCTCTTTTGTGTGGAAATCAGCACACCCCGGTGCCATTGATGCCGCTCGCAGCTACGCTGCTCGCTTCAGCTGCCCTGATTGATCGTGCAACACTGGCGCACAACGAGCGAGCGAAGCGAGCGGGGCATTCGTCGAGCTCAGTCTCACACGATCTGTTGCCATTGTCAGGAAATGCTGACCAACTGTTGACGTCATCGTGAGGCGCGTGATATTCTTTCCATTCTTCTTTGATGTTGAGTGATCTCGACTCTCCCTGTAAAGGGTGAGGAGAGTCTCGATAACTTCAACCAGAAGAATGAGAGACAACCCTGCTGAGTCGGTCATCCAGTAACAATCCGTTACAATCGTTGACAGATCAGCCGATCCAGTCCATACTGGGTTATCAGCGAACGACATCCCGTCGAAGCTCACAGTAGACCGTTACCCGATCAACCTTGTTGATAGGCACTGACGACAGCCTCAGCGAGCAGCCGACTTGGATGAGACGCCGCGAACCATTACCTTGACAACCGAATAACACGTAGCGAACAGTGAACAGCTGACGAGCAAGCAGAGCTTGAGTAAGCCGAGCTGATGCCTAGCATGCTCAGATGAATGCACCATGAGTGCAGCCTGAGTCATCAAGGACGAAGCGCATCAAGGACGTGCAAGTCGTTCCGTCAGTATTTGTTTAGTAACTGGAGTTACACTATGAATGCAATCATCCATTGCAAACCAAACATCTTCATGACAGATGCGGTCAATCATAAATACATCACGGTCATTGATAACATCAAGGACTACGGTGAGGTTGACCTAATCGTTGAAGATGTACCGTATGAAATTATCGATGGTACTTATCAAGATCCTGATGAGCAGCTATGCGAGTTCTACGGTATTGACTACAACCTAGTCAATTGCATCGAGGCAGCGTGATGCGGGGGATCGAATCCCTCCTCGATGTCTAGGCATTCGTGCCTAATTGTTCACCTAACTACCCATGTTTAAACTCATGTCTTATGTACAAGTACCATTCCGCACATCCAATGCAATCAAATCATTGGACGTTGACATGCTCTCGCAAAGAGCACGTGTCACCTTCAAGGACGGTGGAGTATATGAGTATGCAAATGTTAGCAAGAGAGCAATCGCAAATGTTATGTTTAATCCCAGCATCTCACTAGGTTTCTGGGTTAACAACAACTGTCTAAATACAG